CTGGTGTTTCAGGGCCTGCAGGTGCTCGACCTTCGGGCGCAGGGCTGGTCGGGCCGGGAGCGACCGGCAGGAGTAGGGGATGCAGACCGTTGCCTGGTGCTCATGGGCCAGCTCGGCCATGCGGACGACATCGGCTGCAGTGAACTCGATGTCGTGGTCCAATTGGACCCACACATCCTTGCCCGAGTCGAGGAACCACTTGGTGGCGCGGCAACGGGAGCGGCTGATCAGTGCATCCTCCCGGATGGTCCGCAGATCGGTCTGCCTGTCCGAGCGGGCGAACGTGGCCGTCAGGTCGACCCAGGACATCATGCAGGCGGCACTGATGCCACCGTAGGCGTACATCGAGACGTGGATGGATGGGCGGGTGCCTGCCTTGGTTGGCTCCTGCACCACCGAGTTGGGCTGTTGCGCGTGGATGAATGGATCTTTTATCAGATCCTCTGTGTTATTCATTCTGATTTAGAGTTGTGTTTGATTCGTTCTGATTCAAGGAAAGCCTCGTGACCCTTTGCCAATATATACGGCACCGATCCGCGGGATACTCCAATTGTTTTTGCCAAGTCATTGAGTGTCATTCCGAGCTCCCGGAGATCGTAGGCACGCCGGCAGAACTGCGGGGTGTACTTGTCCGGGTGGACGTACTCGGTCGACTCGATGTTTGGGTCGGGCGAACCGTCCGCCAGGAACTTCTGGCTCAGCGGGTAGGACATCAGGCCCTTGTTGATGGCCCACTGCACCAGCCTCGGGCTGTCGTGCAGCAATTTGGTCCTGTCTAGGTCGTACTTGGTTTTCATCAGTAGATCGGGGGTGGATCGGTGAAGCGGCAGTACTGGCCGTCGTACCACAGAGGCACCAACCCGCACTCACCGTCTCGTTGTTTGGCAATAGCGATCACAGCCTCACCTTGGGCCTCATGGCGTTCACGGTTGAGCAGTAGCACTAAGTCGGCATCCCTTTCAATCTGCCCGGAGTCGGCCAAGTCGGTCAAACGGGGCACTCGGCCTTTGTCCTTCTCGGACTCTCGATTGAGCTGGGCTAAGGCAACCACGGCTGTCTTGGTATCAGAGGCCACGCCTTTGAGTCTGCCCGAAACTTCTGCAATCTCATACGTTTTCTTCTCTGCAGCCCTACTGCCGTGGATCTTTTGCAGGTAGTCGACCAGTACCAGCTTCACACCCCACTTGCGTACAGCACGGCGTATCACCGCGGTGATCGTTGCGATGTTAGATACAGATGAACCAGACACAAAATGGATGGGGCTGCCTGCGATCTTAGCCGATGCACTGGACATTGCCTTCATTCCTCCCTGGTCGAGCTGGCCGGTCTTGATGTCCTGCATGGGTATGGTTCCGATAGTCGAGACCATCCGGCGCACGATGGACTCGTCAGACATCTCCAGGCTGATGAACAGCGTCGGTATCCGGGAGTCGATGGCTGCTGCCTTGGCAATGGCGATGGCGATGGCTGTCTTCCCGATGCTGGGTCGGGCTGCAATGATGGCCAGCTCACCGTATTGGAATCCATCGGTCATCTGGTCGAGCCTGTGGAAGCCCGAGGTGATCCCGGAAAGCTGGCCCTGCCTCGAGAATCTTTCCTGTGTGGAGTCGATGAAACGGCTGACAACGGACTTGGACGATTGCACCTCCTCTTTAGATGCCTCAACGGTGAGCCCTGCTTCGGCATTGGAGACGATTTGATCGACGGAGAGGGTGGAGACAGCAGACTCACGGATCAGACGGTCTCCAGCGGTTCTGAGCTGGCGTCTATGGTAGGCTTCTAGGACAGCCTGGGAGAAGGCCGGATGATTGGCCGGGCTGGGACACAGCTCGTCTGCCTTGTTCAATTCCTCAAATGGTGGGGTAATCTGAGGAATTGAGCGCTGCCACTCTTTGACCACCGTCGTCAGGTTGACCGGCTCGGTCTTGGCGACCAGGCTTTTGGTGATCTCGTACAGGCAGCGCAACTTGTCGTGCTGGATGGCATCGGTCGGGATCTTGGCGAACACCTCGTGGCAGACATCGGAACCACCGGAGAGACAGGCGCCGATGAGGCCGTACTCGTCGTCCTGGGCAAAGTAGGGGTCGCTCATTGGTAGTCGGCGATGCTGTTGGTAAATTTCCGCCCGCCGGACTTACCGGACCCATCGGGGGAAGCATTGAGCCGAGACAACCAGTTCCTCAAGGCAGCAGGCCAGGACTTCATCGGGTTCTTTCCAACCTTCCAACCGTTGGACTCGTAGTAGTTCCAGAACTTGTCGACCTCGGTGATGGGTAGGCCGATCTTAATGGCTTCAGCAGTCAGCTCTTCGAGCGTAGGCTTCTGGAAACGAGCGGTGGGCGGCTTGTCCGCCTGTATCTTCTCTGTCTTATCTTCTCTATCTTCTCTATCGGTTACCCCATGGGTTAGCCGTGGGTTAACCGGATTCGATTCTGGGTTAACCCGTGGGTTACCCATGGGTTTCTTTGGGCGCCCTCCTTTGCCTCCATTGGACCAGGCAGCAATCAGGCTGGCGTTCACCTCGTCCCACTCGTGAGCGATCAGGTGTCCATCTTCGTGCCGGCAGAATGTCTGCATCATTGCAGACCAGAACTGATCAGCATCACCGGGCCATCGGCAGACCGATGCCAGAATGGCCGGGCTCCATTCCGGGAACTTGTTTGTCTTCCGGGTCTGGCAATGAGACCAGAGTCGGATGACGTAGTTTGGGGCTGCCTCGGTGTCGAGCAGCCGCATCAGCAGGCGGGTCTTCCAGTGATCTAAGAAGTCGGGTTCGATTATCATGGGTCAAATAAGAATCCCCACCAGTCACAGGGTAGGAGATCGCAGGAAGGAGCTGCGAATGCCTGTGGTGGTGGGGATAAAATTTGTCATGCCTTCAGTTGGTTTCGACGCTCACCTCCTACAGCTCACGTCGACAGGCCGCTCCCTAGCTGACAGCCGGGGCGGTGTATAGCTCTTTCATCAGCACTCGGAAGGCTCGTTCCGCTGTTGCCGGCACGACTCCATTCCCAAGTAGTCGGAGTTCATCCGTTCGATTGTCACAGGTGACGCACAGCTCGGCATAGTCCATCCCACCGGCAGACCCATCAGGGTTTCCACCCAGCGGGGGTTGAGTTTGCCGCATCCCATCGCCCTGGCCTCCGCATCCGGCAGCATCGACGCCAGCTTCTCCCGATTCCCGGCTCCCCCAGCTAGTCCCGTCGGGCCTCCCGTCACTCCCGATGATGCTGGTGTCGGCCATGTCGTGACCTGCTGGTGCAGCGTCGGCCCGAAGTCTGGCCTGCTGTAACCCTCGGTCTTGTTCGCTCTCGGCGTTGCCCACGACTCTGGGCGGCTCCCATCCGTACTGCTGCTCGCCGGGACGGCTGGGCCATGCACTGCAACGAATCCCGCCAGTTTGGATTTCGCTGCCACCTTCTTCATGTCCACGTTCTCCCCAGTGTCTTTGTGGTCCCTGGCTGCTGGCGTTGGCCATGACTTCACCACCACCGTCGTCAGGCTCTCCTGGCTGCCCTTCATCCCTCGGGACCGATCCTGAAAGCCCTGCCGCACCTCTGAAGCTACTGGAGACGGCCAGGATGAACACCCGCTTTCGCTGGTGCGGTGCGCCGACTTCAGACGCGCTGAATATGCCCCACGTCGTTCTGTAACCCATTCCTGCCAAGTCTTCAATGACGTCGGACAGCCCCAGGCTGATATGTCCTTCGACGTTCTCAAAGAAGCAGATCCGTGGTCTGAGAAGTCGAATGCCATCTGCAATCCACGGCCAGAGGTGCCGCGGGTCTTGCTTTCCTTTGCGCTGACCGGCTGCGCTGAAGGGCTGGCAAGGGTATCCGCCAGTGAGGATGTCCACGCGGTCACGAAACGCTCCCCAAGGGAAGGTCTTAAGATTCGGCCAGACAGGTGCTGGGTCCATGAGTCCCGCTTCCATTTTCGCAACCAGATTGCTGATGGCGAAGGCTTCGATCTCACAAAGAGCGACTGTGCGCAGATCTGGGATTGCTCGCTGGAGTCCAAGCTCAATGCCTCCGTATCCAGCGCACAGGCCAATGTGTGTAACTGACGAGGTAGAATCCATGTCATGGTGTTCCTAGTAGCTAGGCATCAGAACATCCGCCACTTGCTGCGTGAGCTTCACGTCCTGCAGGCAGTAGTCGATAGCTGCTTGCCGGTTGGTTTTCCACAGGTTGGCGAAGTCGGCGCCGTTTCCGGTCTTCTCTCCCAGCCCTAGATGCCTGCTGATGGCTCCGAGGCTTCCGTGGGCGCGGTTGTCCCCGAGCTGCCACACCTCGCGCAGGTCGACGATCAGGTCGTTCCAGTAGCGGCCATTTCTGATCCAATAGGGAACTGTGACGCGGTGCTTCCAGGAGCGCTTGATTAGAAACGGCAGGTCGAATGCCTTGATGTTGAACCCAATGATGCGCGTATGGCGCTCCCATGCATCGAGCAGCTCCCACCATTGCCGCAGCATTGCGGCCTCGCCGTCAGCGTCAGACGACAGTATGGCAGGCTCGTTGCGATCTAGGCGGTAGCCTATGCACAGCACCTGACCGCTCAGTGCATCCAAGGCAGCGTTCTTGATGTAGTCAGTGACATGGTTCTCCTCGGCCTGACGGATGCGCTCGGCGATCTTGTCGGGGTCTTTGGTGTTACCGAGCTTCACGTCGGCCGGGTTAAAGGCCGGTATGACAAGCTCGCCAAACGGCAAGGCTCCGGTCTCGATGTCGAATACAATTGTTGGATTGGCAGGCATTGTTCTAAAGCGATTTGAGTTGGTAGATTTGTGCGTTTGTCCCGATGCGCACCCCCGGTTGCACCACGAGTCCCAGCAGCAACAGGCT